ATAACAAAATAAGTATAAATGACTACGAAGGGGGGCTTGACACCCCCCTTTTTTTGCTATATAATAATGTAATAGTTCTTTACAAAACTACAATGACTGTAACAACTAATGATCGTGGACAACAGAATATGTGGGCAACAGAACCTACGATGTACTACGAAAACTATGGAATGGATACACCCAACCAAATAAAGGAGAAATACAATGGACGCTGGGCTATGGTCGGTATTATTGCTGGTGCTGTTTCTTATGCACTCACTGGCAAACTCTTCTTCGGTATCTTCTGATGACTGAAGTTATTTTTACCGTTACCTCGGTTGCTTTTTTCGTTACTCTATGCTATGCTGTAGAGCAACTCGCTGAGACCTACTAATGTTTACTAGCCTCTTCGTAGTATTATTTGCTGTGCTACAATTTGTCCAAGTACCACAATGGGATAATGATTGGAAAAAATGTTCGGTTGCCGTACCTGACACTGCTTGTCATTGGTACGTCGTCAATCCTGATAATACATTCGGCAAGGGATTTTCTTGGATTACCGCACCCGTCTACGACGTTGCAGCAGTGTATGACATTGGAAAAACCCATGACCTCACAGTGGCGAAAGGATACCAGACTACGGTAGAATTAATGAACGCCGAATCTGGGATTAAGTATGGAGATGATTACTGATGATCGGTAATCTTGAACCAGAAGAAAGGGTGTTATCAGACATACCTACTTCCACTAATACCAGTGACATGCTGGGACAATTTGCTTCAGTTCTTACTGAATTGATTACGTCAGGTGACTGGGATCATAACACCAAACTGGAGGTTAAGCTTGCAGGCACCCTAAAAAACGACAAGTTTATTGTCATCAAACCAATCAAACAAGTGGTATCATCCACACCCAACCCCGAACTTAAACAACAACACCCCTACAATGGAACACTCACTGATTGAACTACTAACTTATTATGTCATTGTTGCGGCTCTCTTTATTGGAGCTCCAGCAGTATTTTTTGCAATCGTTTTCATGCCTTCACTCATGAATACAAAAGGAGCGGTTGTTGGTTACAAAATTCACCGTGATTACGGTGACACTTCCATCTACTCTAAAGTCAAATAAGGAGAAACAAAATGAAATTCGGATTTACCCCTGAGGCTGAAATCCTCAACGCTCGCCTGGCAATGCTTGGATTTGTCATTGCTGTTGGTACATACCTCACCACTGGACAAATTATTCCTGGTGTTTGGTGATATTTTAAGGAGGGGAATTCCCCCTCCTTTTTAATAAATAACAATTTTGATATGAAAGTAGCTATTATTGGTAAGGGAACAGGTTCTGTAATTACTGCTCTCGTTTGTTATAAACAAGGAATTGATATTGATATATTTTACGATCCAGAAACTCCTATACTGCCAGTAGGAGAATCTACAACTCCTCATGTTGGTGATCTTGTAAAAAAAACTCTTAACGTGAGTATTGGAGAAATGGCAGATCAGGGAATAGTTTCTCGTAAGACTGGAGTGAAATTTATTAATTGGGGACAGTCAAAATATTTTTATCATCCTTTTCATACAAACAAATTGGCATTTCATTTTGAAATGTCTAAGTTTAATCCTTTTATACATGATAAATTAAAAGATCGTGGAGTAACGTATATACCAGAAAAAATTAATTTTATTGTTGACACTGATGATGGTGTATTATTAAATGGTAAAAGATATGATTTTGTATTTCAATGTAGTGGGTGGTTAGATACTGAAGAATATTATGAACCATTACTAGAAACAGTTAATAGTGCTCTTCTTTATCCTGTAGATGGGGTAGAAGATTACTTCCATACACTACACGAAGCAACACCAGATGGGTGGCAATTAGGATTGCCATTTCCAGATAGAAATATTACTAAAAAAGGATATCTATTTAATGATAAGTATCTGTCTGTAGAAGAAGCAAAAACTAAAATGCCTTCACATGCAAAATTAGTTCAATGGAAGCCAAAGTTTTGCAAAAAATTAATTCAAAGTAAAAATATTGCGTACATAGGAAATAGATTGTTCTTTACAGAACCAATGCACGCACTATCTATCTACTATTATGAAATTTTTGTGGAGAAAATTTGCTTAGATTATATCTACAATAAAACTAAAGAAGCATTTTGTGGATTGAATACTTTTTATCGTAGAGAAATGGTAGAATATGAACAATCTATTGCTTTCCATTATCAATATGGATCAAAATTTGATACACCTTTTTGGGAGGATGTTTCAAAAAAAGCAAAAGAAGTATTCAAGTTTCATCCAAATTCAGACATTAATAATTTTGCAGATAATATTGATGTTGATTTGAGCACAGGATATACTTCTTTTGCTACTATTGGATCATTCACTTTTAATGATGTTCGTATTGTAAGTAATGGAATGCTAGGACATCATGCCTGAGCTTCTGTCCACGAAATTCTAGCGTCAATATTTCTGGAAACATTATCAATATTTGTGCATCTAATCGCGAGAACATCTGGACCATCTGGGAAGATACCAGTTGGGTTTGGTGAAGTAGTAAATGTATATGTGCCAGTTCCTCCTCCCAGGATAGAGTTTCCAATTTCTCTTACAATAGAAAGATCGTAACTATTAACACCACTATCCGCATAGAAACCATAAATTACTTCTCCTCCCAAAAGATCTGTGCCATCCGCAAGAATGGCATATTGTGCAAGAGAAGTTCCCCCAACACTCAGCCATGTGTTAGTAACATCTGGAATGGCATTTAGGATAATTTCAATAAAAAATTTACCAGTGGCAGAAATATCGACTGCTCTTAAAATTAATTGCATTCTATTGACTAGCTCTCTGGTTCCAAATCCAGCAGTAATTCCATTGTCTACTGATGGGCAAAGTCTAATAGCAACAATTGCTCTATTGGCATTAACAGCAATTGATCTTTGAATTTTTGATCCTATCGTATATACATATGCTCGGTCATCATCATAACGACCATCCATAATTACAGAAGAACCCCAGTGAGAGATAACTGGAATTGCGGTTGCTTGTAGTAATTCGATTATAGTAGGTTGAGTGTCATTAAAAGTAAACGTATTTGCTGTTCCATTGCTGCCCATAGGAACAAATATCACTCCCGTTGGATTTGCTGTATTAACTGCTTTGCTCAATCCCAAAGATGTGCCGCTAATAGATGCAACAAATGTATCTCTTGGAACACCAGTTCCAACAACTCTTTGTCCAACTTGAATACCAGTTGCACTTGCTACAGTTCCATTAGAAGACCCAGCACTAATGGTTAAATTAGTTGATGCTCCTGATTGTTCTCTAGTTAATCCAGTAAAATAACCACCACTCACAACAGCTAAGGGGGATAGGATAGAACCAGTTTGTGATGTTAAGTTTAATGCTGCTCCACCAGAAGTAGAAGCAATTTTAAATTTAATTCCACTCACTACACTTTGTACAAAGTAAGTCTTTCTGGCAATAATATTTGAAAATGGCCTATCAAATCTAATTGTCATATTAGCAGAAAGACTTGATGTAGATGGAACAGTAATTGTATCATCTGTGGTATCGACAGAAATTACATTTTCCGAGAACGAAATTTTAGAGGTGTAGTTGATAAATTCTGAAACACCTGTTGTTGTGGACGTTGCTTTTCTTACATGTATAGTTCCGCTTGCTGGGAATTTATCAGTGTCTTCTGCAAAAATATTTGTTACCCCAGTATTTGCAATTGTAGTTGTTGCAATTGTATATGGAGCAAATGTATTAACTTCGTAACGAGCAGGTAGGTTACCTGATCTCATATATGCTTCAGTATTAAAGTTATTATTAGGAATTTTGTGAGCATAAATGATATCACCATCAGTTGCTCTAAATCCCCAGCGAACAAATCCAGCACCATACCAAGAATAATCAATATAGAACATCTGCATTTTTGTTACGTCTAAATTGTAACCAGATCCTCCGTTTCCATCACAACGATCGATATTCCATTCTGATTGAGGCCAAACAATTTCATTGGTTTTTGTAATTGTAACGTTATTATCAGTTACTCCTCTATATTCTGGGAAGATTTGAATTTCAGTATCACTAATTATATTATAAACTCTATATGAACAACCGCGAATTACAATCCAATCACCAGGAATTAATTGTTTTGAAAACTTTGTGGTTTGCCCGTTGTTTCCAGTAAAGCTGGTTATGGCAGAACTTCCCTTAGTAACATTACAAACTCCAGATAATTGATATGTTGATGATCTTCTTACAGCATAGATATTATCTCCATCATATCTAAAGAAGATACCATTTTGTTGATCCATTAAACCAATTTCAATATTGGCCCCGTAGAATTTTGATAATGAAATTGTATATTCACCACCTGCAATTGTTTCTGTGGGAGCAGTTGTTACTGTATATGTAAAAGTGTAAGAATCAATTATATTTGTAACAGTATAGACACCATTGTATGCATTATCATTGCAATTTCTAACATCAATCTCTACACCTCTTTGTGCATTGTGTGCTTCTTTTGTTACTACAGTAACAATAGTTCCGCCCGAAGAAGTTATACTATCAATATTTGTTAGAGAAGGTGCTAAAATAGAACCAGTTGAGAATGAGACGCCCTTTCCTGATTGATATCTAAAGTAACGTCTGGTTTGACGAATAGCTTGTTGATTTTTTGAGAAAGAATTTGTAGAGAATTTAACTCCACCATCAAATGCTCTATGAATTGAGTTACCCTGTGGTCTTGGGTATAATTTTGCAGATCCTGCATTTAATGTTCCAGTTGGAGCATTGGTAGAGTAATATAAAAACTGTACTGGTGATAAAATTCTTGCTACTGTCCAGCTTCCATTTGGAGCATTGGATCCTGCTGTCATTCCAGCAACTGCAATTTCATTTCCGATATCTAATCCATGTGCATTAGAAGTTGTAACTGTAATAGCATTTGCACTATAAGAAGCACTCAATGTCCCGCCAAGATCTGAACCTGTATAATGAACTCCTCTATAGATTGCAGTTTTATTTGAATCATAGATTGATCCAGAACCAATAGGATATTCAAATTGAGCAGTGTAAGTAAATTGGGATGATGTGCTAGTGTCAATGATAAAAACTCCATTAGCACCAGGCCAATTTGTATCTTGAACAAAGATAGCACTTCCAGCACCAGGATTTGCATTAGATGTTACAATTACTGTTCTACTATTTTGAGAAGCTTCTACGTTTGTAATTGTAATTGGTGTAGTTCCTTTGTATGCAAACGGATTATTATTAATTGTCGTCAAACTTTCCCATTTGGTGTCCTGCATACTATATTCAAAGTCAGTATCCATTTGGGATTGAGGTTGAGAAATCCTCATCTTGTTTACAGAATCAAAATATGGTTCCGATGGTTGAAATGTTTCCTCATAATCATCATAAACAATCTGGAGTCTGTCAGCAGATGACATTGAAGTAGTATCATACGCTAACGTTACTCTAGTCGTGGTAATGTTACGAATATCAGTAGCAATTTGATAGGCAGTTGCAGTTAATGCTGGATCAGAAAAATTATAAATTACTTTATTGCTGGTGACATTGGTTATGAGAACCAATTTTTCTCGTGAAATGCCACCTGGAATAATAACTTGTTTGTTTGCTGCATCAAAAATGTAGTAATTGTTTTGAATGGTTTTTCTCGCCATTACCTATTGCCTCTAGATTGTATATTCTTTGCTCTATCTATTTATCAGACACCATACTTGGCACGAGTTGCGTTGAAGTTCTGGGATACTTGTGCTGCTGATAATGCTGTATTGTAAATTTGAACTTCTCCTATATTTCCTCCCCAGTAATAATTTGGAGTACCTTTTCCTATTTGTATATTGACATTTGGATTGGTTATATTTGCAGTATAACTAGTTCCAGTTTGAACTAAAGATCCATTTTCATATAATTTTAGATTAGATCCGTCATATGTTCCAATAAAATTAGTCAAAGTAAAAGAAGATTTTGGTAAAACAACTACGTGAGATCCATTCCACCCATTTACCCACCAAGTAAAATTTTGTTCATATTGATGCATACCAAAACCATCTGCCCAGCTGCTGTTGGTGGTTTTCATAATAGGACTTCTATATCCAGATGTATTAGTAGAAGAAACCCATATACTAACAGTAATTTGATTAGTAAAAGTCAAAGAAGATGAATTTGACACATCTATTGCATCATTAGTAGCATCAAAAATAAAATACCCAGCACTATTGAATGTTGCTCCATCTACTGTTCCTGGAAAAGAAACGCTGGAAAGATTATTTACACTCGATCCTGTTCCAGGATATGATGCTTTATTAGCAAAGTCATAATTCAATAACAAATTACTACCATACACAATCTTATCGGAAGATAGTAACGCATAAGCATTCGTAGTGCTATACGAAGAACTTGTAATTTCTTGTGCTGTTTCAGCAACAATTCTTTTATCTGAATATACTCCAGCTAAATCATCAAACATTATTTTTGTAGCACTAAACGGATATGTAATAAAGTCGCTAGATAAATTCATTACACTTCCATCAAATAAAGTTCCTAAAACATCAGTAGTAGATAATGTGGTGTAATAAAAAGTTCTACCTGTTCCGTCTGGATACTCAAAAGATCCTACACCATTACCAGAAATGCTAGCTCTTCCATAGCAGATGCTATTATTAGAAGCTTCATCAACAAAAGAGATGTAAAGATCTGTATTAGTTGCAAATACATTTGGATAGTTGATATCATTTGCGGGATCCGCAATATTACTTCTGAGTATTCTTCTAAAAATTTGCAGTCCATTCGCGTCATATTTTGTGATGCAAAGTCTTTTGTTTGAAGATGGCGTGGTTTTGTAAACTCCAATTGTATAAACTGCTCCAACTTCATCATCTACTGCAATACCAGTGTTACTAAAATATTCTGTGCTTGATACTGGAGATTGATATTGCCATACTAAATTTCCTTCTTTAGTAAACTTTATTACAAAAGATCTTGAATTATATGGTGTAGAAATTTCGCTAGTCTCTCCTACCATATAAATTTGATTTGATGAATCAATATGAACTTGATTAATAAACGTATTGTAACTGCCACTTAACTGTAATGTTTTATTCCATATTAAGTTTCCAGAACTATCATACTTAGTAATAATACTTTTCTTTTTATTGCCAGTAAAATATCCCACGACAATAATAGAATTATCACTCATCGATTTGATATCAACAAACGAGAAGTTTGTGTATGTTCCACTACTATCTGTAATATATTTGTTCCATAAACATGTTCCATCTGCATTATATGCTGCCACAAAGTTTCCTTCTACTGCACCAGTTGGAGCATAGTCTCCCCCACAAATATAGATATTTCCATTCGCACTGACATTAACATTTGTACAAATTTTTCCAGAAGTTGAACTATGATATCTGTTCCAAATAATATTTCCATTTGCATCAAATTTTGTGATGACAGGATATACATCGCTAGCACTTGCATATGTAAATCCTGCTGCGTAAATATTGCCAGCAGAACTAATATCTATTCCATTGTATCCAGCATCAAATGTATTGCCATTTGTGGTTAAAATTTCTTTATTATATACGGATGCAAGCGCATCGCGCTTTGTTAAGATGCCGTATGATTGAGTATCATTTTCTCCAACACCAGTGATATAAATTTTTTCGTCACTGCTGAAGAATACATCTGTAGGATAATGATTTCCAGCATATGGATATACAATCCTACGAATAAAATTACCTACTTGCTGTCCTGTAGAGGTAAAGAAACCAAATCCTCTACCAACTCCAAATACTACTGGCATAAGTTATCTCCTATTAGCTGAAGTTGGTATTACTTGAAGCATAAACTCTAGTTACGCCGCCAACGTCTTTAACAATTACAAACGTTAATATGTCTTCGTTTGGCGAAGGTGATGGTGGAGACCCTCCTGCCCATCTGACACCACCAGAAATTGATGTGCCATCGACAGCACATGCATCGCCATATGTTGCACTCGTATTAGAATCAATAATTAATGTTAGCGTCAATGCTTGACCGTTTGCTAGATTTACATTAGTAAATGCCCATGTATTGATTGCACTTGTAGTTACAGTTCCAACCACAACAGAACTTGATGAACAATCAATGGTTAGTATATTGGAAACAGGAGCGAGAGAAGTAACGTAACTATTAGTTACTTTTTCTGATATTCTACCACCCAAATGGATTGCTCCATTAACAGATAGACCAGTTAGAGTTCCTACAGATGTTAAAGATGAATTTACAATGGTCGCTCCTAATGTTGAAGTGCTTAGTGCAAGTGCTCCACCAATTCTATATTCTTTCCCAGTAGCAATATTTAAGTGTTCTGATAGTGTCCATGCATCGGAGAAATTACTCCATACAATAGTCTTATCTGTTGTTCCTTTAAGAACAATTCCTCCGCCATCAGCTGAGGTATCTGATGGACCAACTGCCGAGAAGTTTACATTGCCACTGTTTCCAGAAACAGATGTAGAAACAACTTCAGATAGATAAGCATTATCTTCTGTGATAGAAGTAATAAAAGTCCCAGCAGGAACAGCAAAACCTGTTGTGTTGCTGGTAACAACCATACCAGCAATTAGTCCTGTGGTTGGTGTAATACCAGAGATATAATTTGATTGATCAAGAGCAGAAGCAATGAATGTGGTATTAACAACCGATCCTAGTTCAATTGCTTTGTCATCAATGGTTACCACAGACGAATTTACTGAGGTATATACACCATTAACAGTTAGATCTCCAGTGATAATTACATTTCCAGATACTCCGAGGTTCTGAGGAATAGTAATATCAAAAGAACTATTACCACGGATCCAAGCATTTGCACCAGATCCAATAACTAATTGATTGTCGCCACTTTCCAGAGGAGGACTATAAGTTACATCGCCTGCATTTTGATTGCTTGCAGCACCAATAATAACATTGCCAGATCCAAGAGCAGCAAATCCAGCATATGCTCCAATACAAACGTTATATGATCCTTGTTGGTTTGCAGATAATGTATTAGCACCAATCGCTACGTTACCATCGCCACTAACTAGTAACTGACCAGCATCTCTGCCAACAAAAGTATTTATATCTCCAATTGTAACATCCTTTCCTGCTCGATAACCAAAGTAAGTATTTCCTTGACCTTGACTATTATCTTCACCTGCAGAAAAACCGAAAGCAGTAGATTGTGTTCCACTTGAATTATTTTGAAGAGCATTAAAACCAACTCTAGTATTTGTTTGATTATTATTTCCCCCGCGTCCAATTCTTAGTGGGTATGTATCTGTTGATCTTAAAGTTAAATCGTTATCATCAATATTAACTAAACCGTTTATAGTAATAATATCTGCACCATCATTTCCTAATGTTACATTACCAACTACTTCAAGATTATGTTGTATTGTAGTTGCTCCAGTTGCGGCACCAAAAGAAATTGCGGTTGCAGATCCAAATGCATTAACTGTAGTTGCTGTAGTATTGACTAATGCAAATGATGTACTTGAAGTACTAATACCTGTTTCAAAGCTTGGGTTATTATTAAATACAAGAACTCCAGTTCCTGTTTCATCTGACATTACTCCTCTTAGTTGGGCAGATGTAGTGGTTGAGAATACGGAAAGAGTATCTCCTCTATAAGTTACTGTACCACCTGCACCAAAAGCAACACTAGATCCATCAGTTCCAGTAAAAGTTAGAGTGTGTCTACATCTAAAAGTTTTGCCACTATCAATTGTTAAAATTGCTGATGGAGCGTTTGATATTGTAAGACCATTGATTGTTGTTGCAGTAGCAATACCTAATGAGGGGGTATTAAGTGTAGGAGAATTTAAAGTTTTGTTATTAAGAATTTGTGTTTCGCCTTCTGTAACTAGTCTATTCCTTACAGAACCATCATAAACAGACCAGTAGTTACCAGATTCAAACCAGTTTAATGATATGTATGATGTTACGTTTCCCGTTCCATCTGTAACTCTATTAACTCTAAGACCAGAGTTTGATCCTACTAAGTTATTTCCTCGTCTTAATTCAATTTCATTGTCAGCTACTACTAAAGTAGATGTATTTAAAATTGTTTGAGTTCCTGTTACAGTTAGGTCTCCTCCAATAGTAACAGTTGTACCATCGTCACTAATGATACTGTTTGTTAATTGATTGTTAGAATCATCCCACTTTAAAATCCTTGATGCTTGTAGGTTTGAATTATTTTTTAGACTAAATTCCTGTCCGCTTAAATTTAATCCACCTGTTGCTGCTGCAGTATATATGGTATCAGTATCAACACTAGCAACCGTAATTGTCGATCCAGATTGGGTAACAGTTGTTGAACCTCCTCCTGCAATAGTAATAGATCCAGTGGCGGCACTTCCTCCACTTGCTTGCAAAGAAGTAATGGTATTTGTATCAGTTGATGAAATTGTAATTGTATTACCAATCTGAGATACTGATGCTGCTCCAGCGGCATCAATAATTACATCACCAGTTACAAATGTACCTAACGATGCAGATTTAAGTCTGGTGATAGTATCACTGGATGCAATTGTAATATCATTACCACTTTGAATAATATTAATCGCAGATCCTTCTATAAGAGTAAAATCTCCTGATAGATAAGTGCCTGAAGAAGTTCCTCTTATTCTTGTAACAGTATTAATATATGATGAAGAAATTGTAATCGTATTGCCAGTTTGAGCAATTGTAGATGATCCACCTGCTGCAAGAACAACTGCTCCCGAAACTGCGGTTCCTCCTACAGCACTTTGAAGAGTAGTAATAGTATCAGTATCTACATATGAAGATTCGATTGTGATTTCATTCCCTAATCTTCCAATCGATACGTTATTGCCTGCTACGAGTGTTACATCAGTAGTGGCAGAAGGATTTGCTGCAGTTAATCGGATTGATTTTTTTGATGCTGTTGTTCCATCAATAGCAGAAATACTATATGTTGTATTGTTATCTGGTACAGTTACGCTTCCACCTAAAGCAACAGTAGATCCATTAATTGTTACTGTGGAATTTACTAGTGCAGTATTTGGAATATTTGAAAAGGTATTTAAAGATCCAGATAGTATTGAACCAATAAAAGTTTTGTTCTCTAAAGTTTGAGATGCTGTTAGATAAACATTTCCTGGATTATCCCAGACTAATGTTGATCCATTGCTTTTTAAATATTGTCCTGCAACCCCAAGACTTCCATTAATAATAATTCCATTTCCAGAAAGATCTAAGTTATCTCCAGAAATTAATTCTTCAATTTTTTTAGAAGTTTCATTAACAATTAATGGAAAACGATTTGACATTACACTATTCTGCCGTGTGTTATTTCTTTTCTTCCATTATTTATAGGAGACGTATTTATAATAAAAATATACATTGAAAGGACAGTTCAAGAACTGGCACAAATAAGTACAAATACTCATTTTTAGGGCTTGACAGGTGTGGCAATCCACAGTATGATAAATAGGTAAACAAATGTAAAGGAATTTAAGCATTCCCTAACATTGTACACACCCGCTAACCGAGACCTATGGGTGTCTAAGAACGTCTCTCATATCCCCCTTGAGGGTGGGGGGAGCATAGTACGCACCACCATTTCCCTGATGGTCCTACTAACTTTTAAACAAATGACTGCTACAATTGCTCAAAGACAAACTTCTAATCCCTGGTCAGAATTCTGCCAGTGGGTTACTTCAACCGACAACCGCCTCTACGTGGGTTGGTTCGGTACGTTGATGATTCCGACGTTGCTTGCCGCAACTATTTGCTTCATCGTCGCCTTCATCGCTGCTCCCCCTGTGGACATCGATGGAATCCGTGAACCAGTAGCTGGTTCGCTTATGTATGGAAACAACATCATCTCTGGTGCTGTGATCCCATCATCTAATGCTATTGGACTTCACTTCTATCCCATCTGGGAAGCAGCCTCTCTGGATGAGTGGTTGTACAATGGTGGACCCTTTCAATTGATTATCTTCCACTTCCTCATTGGCATCTTCTGCTACATGGGTCGTGAGTGGGAACTGTCCTATCGCCTGGGGATGCGCCCCTGGATCATGGTTGCTTACTCTGCACCTGTTGCAGCTGCAACTGCTGTGTTCCTGGTGTATCCTTTCGGTCAAGGTTCTTTCAGTGATGCGATGCCTTTGGGTATCTCTGGTACGTTCAACTACATGCTTGTGTTCCAGGCGGAACATAACATTCTGATGCACCCCTTCCATATGCTTGGAGTTGCTGGTGTGTTTGGTGGTTCACTGTTCTCTGCGATGCACGGTTCACTCGTGACCTCTTCGCTGGTTCGTGAAACAACTGAAACTGAGTCCCAGAACTATGGTTACAAGTTCGGTCAAGAAGAAGAGACCTACAACATCGTTGCTGCCCACGGGTACTTCGGTCGTCTCATCTTCCAATATGCATCGTTCAATAACTCACGTTCACTGCACTTCTTCCTTGCTGCATGGCCTGTGGTTGGCATCTGGTTTACTGCTCTTGGTGTTAGCACCATGGCATTCAACCTCAACGGTTTCAACTTCAACCAGTCGATCCAGGATTCTCAGGGTCGTGTGATTAACACTTGGGCAGACATCCTGAACCGTGCTGGTCTCGGAATGGAAGTGATGCATGAACGTAATGCTCACAACTTCCCTCTTGATCTTGCTGCTGCTGATGCAACTCCTGTTGCTCTGACTGCACCTGCAATCGGTTGACACTCTAAGTAAAACCTGATATACTAGGAGGGGAAACCCTCCTTTTTTATTCTGTGATTAATAAAGATATTCCAAATAAATTAGCGGAAATTATTCGTGACACTTGGCCCAATCTTTTTAATCCTCCAAAAAATTATTATGCACCATCGGAAAAGAAAACAAGCAGAGAACGCAAGAAGACCCAAGAAGGAAAAGTACAATCCTTATGCGAATGACCCACCAGATGCAAAGTGTCCCTATTGTGGTGAGAGTGGAAAGATTTGTTCTTACATCAATAGTCTAAGTCGTGCATGGGGTCGTGCTGCTTGTAAAATTAAAAACAAAAAATGATTTATGGAAAAACTATCTGTCTGTCCACAAACCTTATATAAATTTAATAGTTCTAATGAACTTTTATTAGAAACTTATGCTATAGTAGAGAAATTAAAATGGGAAAATAATTCTCGATCGATTAATACTATGGGCAGACTTCCTGGACCCATAGGAAAAAAACAAAATATCATAACTAGAAACCCAGATTTTGCTAATTTACATGCATGGTTTAATTCTTGTTTAAATCAAGTTAGATTAGAATTGAATTATGTTTGCGAAAAAATATCTGTTTCTTCATCATGGGTAAATCGTACAGCAACAGGAGAATGGTTTCATCGTCATATGCACAATAATTCTATACTTAGCGGAGTATATTATCTAACAGAAGGAAATGCCAGAACCGTTTTTGGAGTAGATAATATTTGGAACTATGATAAATTCACTAAAGGATTAATCAAATTAAGTTATGAGAATGAAGACACTATGAGTATTCTTCATAAGCATAGAGGAACTCCTGGAGAATTAATAATTTTTCCTTCTGTATTACAACATGCTGTAGAAATACATCGTGATAGTGGTATTAGATATAGTATTTCTTTCAATTCTTTTCTTAATGGAAGTGTTGGATATGATGAATACTTATCTGGTGTAAAAATTAACTTGGAGTAAAATGGAAATTGTAATTTATTCTATCCCTGGTTGTTCATATTGTACCAAGATGAAACAACTGATGGAAAAAGCAGAGGTTGAATACCAACAAGTAATTGTTGGTAAAGATATAACAAATGAAGATTTTAAATCAAAGTATCCAGAAGTAGGTAGTTTTCCATACACTTTGATTGATGGAGAACCTATTGGTGGTCTTGTAGATGCTGTAAAATTATTTGTAGAAAAAGGATTGGTATCTAGTTCTTCACGACCAAAGAAATGAATGATGAAAACATAAATAAAGGCATAGAGCTCATGCTCAGGAGGGTAAAGAAAGAGGAATCCAAAAGAATGGGTTTAATTTTTAATAAATCTTTCAATCTTCTGAGTAAAACAATCTTTTTAAAGTTTGAATTTACTTGGGAAGCAAACAATCACAAGTAATGGAGTACAGTCATGCCTCTTTCAGTCATTTTGTATTTTTCAGGAGCGATTACTGTTCTTGCTATAATAGTTGGAATTATTGCTGGATGGCACATTAATGATGTTGTTTACTCTATGACACAAAGTAAAGACCAATTTGCAGGGCACCCAGAACTGTACGATGAAGATGGTATTTGGATTAATGAAGAGCTTCTAGCAGTAAAATTCGTTGAAGAGGAAGAAGAAGAGGATGATTATTATTGATATGAACCAAGTTATGATTAGTAACTTGATGGTTCACTTGAAAAAAGATTTTCTTGACGAAAATCTAGTTCGCCATATGGTTCTTACTAGTTTAAGATCATATGAAAAACAATATAAAGAAGAGTGGGGAGAAGTCGTACTAGCATACGATTCAAAACATTATTGGAGAAAGGATTTTTTCCCATTCTATAAACAAAATCGCAAGAAAGATAGAGAAAGGTCTGGACATAATTGGTCTCAGATTTTTGAAGTCTTAAATAAAATTAGAGATGAAATCAAGCAGTTCTTTCCATTCAAAGTTATCGAAATTTTGGGTGCAGAAGCAGACGATGTAGTATCTACATTATGCAAGAACAAGCAACCAAAAGAAAGGATTTTAATTCTTTCTGGAGACAAAGATTTTATCCAACTTCAAAAATATCCAGGGGTATATCAGTTCAATCCAATTACAAAACAATTTATTTCGTATGATAATCCGCACCAGTATGTGAAAGAACATATCCTCAAAGGTGATAAATCTGATGGTATTCCTAACTTTCTTTCACAAGATGATTGTTTTGTCTTGGGTATTAGACAGAAACCAATCAGTCAAAAAAAACTTGCTAAGTGGGTAGATCAGGATCCTAATACTTTTTGCGAGAATAAAGAACAGATAGATTATTATTGTCGTAATAGAACTTTAATTGATTTTGATTACGTCCCAGAAGAAATAGAGAGTAAAATCATACTAGAATATAACTCTCTAAATAACATTGTAAAGAAAGTTCCGCTGGAGTATTTTCACCAGCACAAATTAAATGATCTGTTGCAAGATTATTATTTTCGTACCTCCACGCCATTTGAAAAATGAAACTATTAATTTCTGAAGTGCTACAAAAAGCTAGTAATGCTAAAACAAAAGCAGAAAAAGTTAGGATCCTACGTGATAATAACACCGATGCTTTACGTGCAATTTTAATTGCAAACTTTGATGAAAGTGTTGTTTCTATGTTGCCAGAAGGAGAAGTACCATTCACCCCGAATGATGCTCCTGTTGGGACAGAACATACTGTACTTGAAAAAGAATATCGCAAACTTTATTTGTTCTTTAAAGGTGGATCAACATCTTTGAAGCAGTCTCAACGAGAAAATTTGTTTATTCAAATGCTTGAAGGACTAACTGAAGAAGAAGCAAACCTTCTTATTCTAATTAAAGATAAAGCTTTGCATAAAAAATATCGTGTTACCCGTGCTTGTGTTGAAGAAGCATTTCCACAAATTCAGTGGGGTAATCGTAGTTGAGCATCAAAATTCTACATCAAAACTGTGATCCAACATTAGCAGAAGATAGAACACTTCCCTACACGGCTTATATTGTCAAGTATCAACCAAACGAGGATGAGATTTGTTACGATATTGTGATCTCAAATAAAAAAGTAGATATGTTTGACTACTATTGGGATAAATATAGGGAAGGATTATTAGCCTGGAAGCAAACAGAGGGTCGCGTCAACCCAAAGTTATGGGGTAGTCAACAACTATCTAAGAAAAAGAAATGACAAACATTAACGATCATATTGAAAAAGATAAGATGATTTTGGATAATCCACAAACATCTCCTCAAGCTCGCAGGCATACAGAACAAGAACTTAATGCTTTAGAAGCTTATAAGCAGCGTCATCCAGAAGACGAACATGACCCTACTTTATTGGAATTATTTTGTGATGAACATCCAGAGGCAAGTGAGTGCAAGATTTACGAGATTTAATTATGACAAATAATATTTGTGTAGAATATTGGAATTTTAATGATGCTTCTGGAACAAAAGTTTTAAGAAGAGTTAATAAGAATGGAACTTTAGTATCTGCAAAAAAATATTCTGAAGTCCTATTCTTTAAGAGTTACGAAGAAGCAGTACCAATACTAAAAGAAATTATCTCTAGACAAGGAATGGATGCTAAGATTAGATATTGTCACGAAGCATCTGAAGATTATTTCTATCTTTCTTAGTAAATAGTAACAAAAGTTACAAAACTGCTTGACTATATACTCAATAAGATCTATAATGATCTTACGTTCATTCGCTATTTGCGAATAGCGAACGGAAGTAAGCCGACTCGGAACGGATCGTTCATCTATGGAAATCATTCTCTGGTCTTGTGTTGAAGCGCAAAAGCTTATTAACAACGTTCGCACCTCAAAAGTGCCAGACGAGATAAAGGCAGAGCTCATTCAAATTCATAAAGAACATGCACCAAAGACTTGTAAGTTTACCATAGACGCAAAAGCCGACTGAAGGAACGCTCTTTAACCTGAACAACTAAGGAGAAAACCTAATGTCAAAAGTCGTATACCGTGGCGTTGAATACGATACCGAAAAGCGTATCGCCTACCAACAGCAAATGCAACAACAACCTCAACAATACAATGAGACCTATCGTGGGGTCAAATTTGTAAAAGAGGGGACCAAGGGATGACAGCAACCTATCGTGGTGTGAAGTATAATACTCACACTCCGAAACTAGAATACCGTAAGTGGTATTCAGAAACACATGCTCCATCTCATCCACCAAACAAATATCGTGGTATTTCCTATCGTCCATGTAACAATTGGAACTGGGAGGAAAAGAAATGAAAAAACTTAACTTCCTACAATTGATTAAGGAGCAAAAGCAAAAAGAAGAGCGTCGTCATCAAGCACAACTAGCACAACTAGTGGGAGCAAAATAATGATACAAACTATCATATCTCTAACTGCTGCAGCAGCTCTAGGAACAATCTTACTATCAACCTACATTCAATGGTTGTACAAGTATTAAGTTAGTATTAAGTTATACTAAAAAGATACAAATGTTAGTGAATAAACATAAAGTATTATAGATAGTATGTCTATGGGTTAAAAAGATGATTTAAAAACTCTTTGTTATGTGTTTTTTATTAGGAGGTTATTATGCATAACATAATTTCTTACAATCAACTAGCTGGATGGAAACAATTCGAAAGCACGGTTGACCGATGTAACAAACAAAACGATTTAATTAATGATTACTTTAACTGTCTAATTGAATGTGATGATAAGCAACAAACCTGTAAACGTATCTGTAGAGAATTAATTAAATAAAACGAAGGGAGCACATGCCCACTTTTTTAAAACGTTCATTGGAGGGGTTGACACCCTCCTTTTTTTATTGTAAAATGTATTGAACTGGACAAATAAAAATGGACAGAGACAAACTTAAATTAATCGTCAAGAACCTGGAACTTCTAGTTGATGCATTAAAATCTGAAGTCTATTCGGATATTAAGTCTTATACAAATTCTTCTAGCAAAGATCAGAACTTACGATTTTCTGAGTATGATGACGATGATGGATATGCGGATTAAAACTATGGCACAAATTACAGAATCACCACAATCTCTTCGACAGTATATTAAATGGTTACAAAATGCTGTTGAAAAAAGTCATTTGTATGACAATGAAGAATATGCTAAGATAAAGAAAGAACTTTATCAAGCAAAAAAACTTCGCACACTAATTCAATCACGAAGGAAATCAGCATATGGATTTGGATACAAATTTGAACCACTCGCAAGTCCGCCTAGTGTCAGTGACGCCTCAAGCGGAACAGACGATGGGGTACGTAGCGAGGGTGAGCAACCCACAGAACCAGGACAATCCTAATGTTGCTGGTCTGCTAAAGTATTGTATCAAGCATCAACACTGGTCTGTATTTGAGCAAGCTCATATGACCCTGGAGATTGAAACCTCCCGTGGTATTGCAGCACAAATATTGCGTCATCGTTCTTTTACATTCCAAGAGTTTTCTCAACGTTATGCTGATGTAAATTGGTTGGAGACTGGTATTCCTGTACCTGATCTTCGCAGTCAAGATACAAAGAACCGCCAAAATTCTATTGATGATATTCCAGAAGAGACCAAGAAAGATCTTCAAATGTATATCAGCAATCACTTTATAAATGCGATGGAGTTATACAACGAACTCCTACGTCAAGGTGTGGCAAAGGAATGTGCTAGGTTTATATTACCTTTGGCAACACCAACTCGTATCTATATGACTGGATCTGTGCGTTCATGGATACACTATATAAATCTACGGAGTGCTCATGGTACTCAAAAAGAACACATGGATATTGCTAACGAATGTAAATGTATATTCGCAGGTCAATTTCCTATTTGCGCCGAAGCTTTGGAGTGGATTTAATGCCTACATATCCTTTAATCAATAAAGTAACTGGAGAAAAGAAAGAACTCTACATGACAATGACAGAGTACGACCAGTGGAGAAAAGATAATCCCGATTGGGATAA